GTATAAAACGCAAGGAACCTGGCCGCTGCTTCTACATTATCCGAGAAAGCCTCTAGCTCGGGTTTTGATGTTGTAACATACATAGGGATGTCAAACAATGAGTCTTTTTTGAGCAGACTCACAATTGTGCCTTCGAAGATTGAATTACCCTTCAAAGTGGCAAATGTGCGGGAATTATACTGAGCGTCCTCAAGTGCGGTGGTTCCTGGACGGACCTCCCCTTTTGTAGACGATGTTAATTTCATTTGGAAGTAGAGTTCCAGGTAGAATTTTCTTTTGAGTCTGTCGAACCAGTCAATATTCGGATTAAAAACAATCAACGAATCGTCTCCATTTACAACTTGTTTAAAGTTTCGATCCAACTCCAAAAAAATCCTTTCTAATGACAGTCCTTTTTCCAAACCTGCGCCCACAATAACGGTGTCGCTCCGAACAATATTGCCACAGCCATTAATAGCTGTAGTGTCCGGTAGACCAGAGGGGAACTGGTTGTAACGAGCAATAAAACAAGTATTTCCACCTACACAAAAAGAAAGAATAATATGCTCAACGGATTCTCTTATCTGCTTCCTCAAGAACTTATATGGATTATCAGGCAAATGAATCCGATACCAGTCTTCAAATCGTTCAAGAGTCAGGAGAACAGTGAACAAATCACAGTCCATGTCCCAAGAAGCAACATCATCATCCAAGACCTTCGGCTCTTCCAACGAAACTGAGCACAGCCAACGAGTCATGTGATGCCAATCAGAACTAGCTTCATCCATTCCAAGGGTTATAGGTCCGTGCCACGTTGAAGAACGCATCGCAACCATTATTTCAGCATAGGCACGCCTATATAAGGGCAGAAACATGGCATTGCAACCATAGAAAAACCGAGTTTTGGTTTTATGCAATACCCAGCGCATAGCTTTTACCGGCTCTCGAAACCACCGATATTCAACTCGAATTTTCTTCAACCTTTCTCTCTGCTTCATAGACAAAGCTCGTCTAAAAGGGTCACTAGAACGCGACAACAAATTTTCTTTAGTCGGAAGGACTATACAGTCTAATTTGTAGCCTATAGCTTCAATTTCATCAGGTCCATGACAGAACACGACACTACCTTCAGGCAGGTTTAAAACCCAACTCTTCAAATGAGACAAGTCCGGTCCCAGTCCAAACAAGCCATTCGATATGTAACCAGGACAGTCATCTATATCGAACGCAAGATCCGGGAATTCTTTGCAAAGGGTACTCTTGCCAGAAAGAGCAGGGGCGGCAATAAAGTAGCAAGGTTTTACCATAGGGCGTTTATCTTTCTTTCCAACTCTCTCATCCTTCAAATGTACTTGCATAACTATTCTAAACAGACCTCCTTCTCTTAGATGTTCCAATACGTCATTATATTCTTGAGCAAAATCTTCAGACATAACAATCTCTTCATTCTCATCTCTGATGAAGTAGGGCATTTTTCCATTCACCCCAGGTCTCTGTGCATAATCATAACCGGCCGACGTGTGTATATCTATTGGATTAAGTCCAAAGTCCAAACACCCGTTTAGAACTTCCTGATCCGAAACAAAAGGCATCGGTGGCGGTGGTATCATATTCAAAAGTCTTTTAGAAACAATCCTTGTCAACCGTTCAGGTACTCTCTTCCTAACCCTCATGGTCTTTGCAGCGAAAGATATAAACGGATCGAAAATCCGGTCTCCCTCAATGGTCTTTTTCAGAAACGCCGGTTCTGTCTTAATCTCATGCAATGGTTCGATACCAACAAAATTCTTACTCGCGGGATTCAACGGCGACGGTATAATCCGCGTTTTAACAGACTCAAAGTGTTTTTTCCCATCAGGCACCTCACCTAAATAGGTGAAGCCCTGATTAGTATGGAAAAACTTTTCTACACCATGGGGCTTGTAGTCTGCTTCTTCAAG